CGAGGACTTCACTGACACCAGTTTGATCGAGGTACCCCTACGCAATGCCCATCTCAAGATCTGGGAGGAGCCGGTCAAGGGGGCGTACTACGCCATCGGGGCGGACCCGGCTTACGGAAGCTCAGAGGAAGCTGATCGATATGTTGTCCAGGTCTTTCGATGCTGGGCAAATCGAGTGGAGCAAGTCGCCGAATTCTGCGTCGTGGAAATGTCAACTTTCACATTCGCTTGGGTCATCTGCTATCTGGCTGGATGCTACCAACCCAACGTGTATAACATTGAGATTAACGGACCCGGCGGCGCGGTCATTCAGGAAATAGACAACCTGAAGCGCATGGCCGGTCGCGCGATCCACGCAGGGCAAGCGAAGACAATGATGGATGTCGTGCGCAAGATGCAGGAATTCCTGTACGTGCGCGAGGACTCGGTCATGCAGCGCCCGAGCGGCAAAGGCACGCTTACGACCGATCGCATCAAAGATTCGTTTATGAACATGTTCCGCGACAACTTCGAGCGCGGAGTGTTGGTACTGCACAGCAAGTTTTTGCTGGACGAGATGAAAAGCATCGTGAGGGATGGCGGCTGGATCGGCGCCGATAGCAACGGCAAGGATGACCGCGTGATCGGAACGGCGCTTGCAGTCATGGCGTGGAACAACTGGATTCGTCAGCGCCTAATCAACACCAACATCGTGTGGATTCCACCTGAGCAGCGCGCCGTCAATTCGGACTCGCAGTCGCAGGACTCGGTCGCGGGGCGCATGGTCCGCAATTACCTGCAGACCATCGGGGCGATCCACAAGCCGAAGACAGCCGAGACCGTCAAAGCATATAACCTGGGCCGGAGATAACATGGCAGTCAACAGAGAATGGCGTTGCACCGCGCACGATTACGAGTTCGAATCCACCGACGAGCAGCCGGAGTGCCCGTATGGCTGTTCGCGCAGGTTCGTCGTGCAGGAATTCCGCACGCCGCCCTCCATTCGACATCTGGGCACGCGCAACACCGACATCCTGCAGAAGCAACTGGCCTCCGACTTCGGCCTCTCCGACATGCGCAATGACAAAGACGGCACCTCTGTCATGCATAGTACGAGCACGGCCTCCGGCGGCCTGCGAAAAAACTTCGAGCCGCAGCAGCGGGCACGGTGGGCGCCGAACCTGTTTGCACCTCAGCAGGGCTGGGCACAGCGCGGCGAAGAGGCCCCAGTGTATCGTCATGACAAGCCCGGCACGCACACGGCGATGAAGCCCATCCTCGATTCCGCACCGCCAGTCCGCCGACAAACTGCGTTCCTCAAGCCGACCACATGAAAATACCCGCAGACCTAGGCGAGCGAGCACAGTTCTACCAGGACGTGATCTCGCAATGTCAGGCATCCCGCCAGGCGCGGCGAGATTTTTATCGCCTGATGCGGATGTATTACCTGTTCGGCACGGCCGATGATTCGATGATCGACATGTGTGGTCGATTCAACAACATCATGCCGCACTTGGACCAACTGTCCTCGTTCATGTTCTCACCCGAGACGACACGCTTCTCCATCGACATCGGGCCCTCGGTTAACTCGCAGGAGTATGTCAAGGTCGGGCCGCTGATCAAGGGTATCCACCGCGAGTGGCACGGTCAGAACGGCGGCGGCATCGATGTTGACTTCAAAAACACGCTCGACTGGTCAGGCGTGTACGGCACGATGCTGATGAAGTTCCGGTGGAAGAACTGGAAGAAGAAGAATTCCGACGGGCAGATGGAGGAAGGCGGTGAGACCCAACACTTCCTGGTTTATCCGCACAACTTCGGTGTATACCGGGAAGACAAACGCGGCCTCCACAAACAGGAAGCGTTCTGCGAAACCTACTACATCACGAAGAGTCAGCTCCAAAACGAACTCATGTCCTCCGCGCACCCGCGCACGAACGAGATCATCGACGCCGCCCAGGCGGGCTCGGTCGGCACCGAGGGCAATATCGGCACGGGGCAGGTCGACCGCCTCGTCGTGACCGCGTTGCAGGGTGGCTCGATCACCGGCACGGCGAACATGACCTCCAGCAACCTGTCGATGATGTACACGCCGACCGTGACGCAGGATCTGATCGAGCTGACGGAGCTGTACATCTACGATGACGATATTGCGGACTTCCGCATCGTCACGTGGATGCATCCCAACTACCCGATTTGGGACCGCGCCATCGGCCGCATCTTCATAGACGGCGCCCTGCCGTATGTACAGGTGTGTCCGCGCCCGATGGAGGATTACTTCTGGGGCGCCTCGGAAGTCGAGAAGCTGATTCCCCTGCAGGACATGTTGAACGAGCGGATACAGGACATCCGCCACATGCTCAAAATGCAGGCACACCCCTCCAGCTCCGTCACCGGCGAGACCGCGATCCCGGACGAGATGCAGATGGCGCTCGACACGCCCAGTGGAATCCTTGCCTTGGCATCCCCTGCCGCGTCAATCAAGCAGAACCAGGTCGTGATCCCGCAGGACTTGTGGCGCGACGTGGACCAGATCAAAGGGTTCTTCGGCGAAATCTCCGGCCTGCCGCCGGTCAACCAAGGACAGGGAGTCAAGGGCGTGCGCTCGGAAGGTCACGCGCAGATGTTGAGTCAGTTGGGCTCGACGCGGCCGAAAAACCGCGCGCTGATTGTCGAGGAATCACTCGACGAGATTGCTACGTTGGTTCTGAAGATCCTGAAGCGTTACGACCCGAGGCCGTACGCCGAGGACAAGGAAGGCGGGCAGCAATTTTTCGCGCGCCAGTTCACGGAAGACTTCGTGGCGAAGGTGGACGGCCACACGTCATCGCCTGTGTTCATGGAGAACTTCGAGAACAAGGTATGGAAGCTCCTCGAGGTCGGAATGATCAACAAGCAAGAGGCGCTGATGCTCCTTGACATCCCGCTGAAGGAGTTGCTAAAACAAACGCTCGTCGAGAAGATCGAGCCTGCCGAGGCGAAGGCGCACGAGGACGAGATGAATTTGAAACGTCTCTCAATCGCCTCGAAACGGCAGAAATGATTGGCGCTTCTGGCGCCAGATCGCGATCCGTAAGGATGCGCGGAGGCAAGGGGACGTTGGAACCTACAGGAGCACTACCATGAGCAAGCGACGTGGTCGGCGCGGCCGGCGCGGCAAGTAAGCCGTAAGACAAGGGCCCTTAACTGGGCCCTTTTCTATTGACAATCCTAAAGCTTAGCGACACAGTCCGGCGATATGCCGCTCGACAGCGCTCCCAAGCTCAATAATTCCTCGCCGGACGTGCAGATGCCCACGGATCCGTCCGCGACGGGGGGTGCTCCCGCCGCCTCGGGCATGATGGTCCCCCAGGCTCCCGAGGGCGACATCGAATCGGCCAAACTCGACATGTACCTTGCGATGCGACTGCTCGACCGCTCGGTCGGCAAGATCGGTCGCAAGTCCGAAGAGGCTGACGTCGCGATGCGCGCCCGCGCGATCCTCACGAAAATCGTTGGTCGGCACGAAGAAGAGAGCGAGAAATTCTCCGACGCCGATATCAAGCGTATGATTCTCACGCTCGCCGGCCCCAGTGCGCCTCAAGCTCCCCAAAGTCCGCAAGGTCAGGGTGGCGGGGGCCAGCAGGGCGGACCGGGGGCCGGTGGAGCCCAACAGCCAGGCCAGCAGGCCGGCGGAATGCAGTAGGAGATTTCGATGCCGACGAATCGCAAACTGTTCATGCCCGGTGACGGCCTGAATATCCGCTCGCCCACGACCAACGAGAAGCGCCACGGCAACATCATGAACCCGCGCCGCTATGCGGAGTTCGGTGGAATGTCGTCTGCCAATCCGCGTGGGCTTGTCGGCGATGCGCCTTCGGTGCAGACTCCTGAGAGCACACAGCGACGCTACCCAGTCAAGGGCTGACCATGTCACTCGAAGATCTTTCGGCGCAAGACCGGCAAAAGCTCAATCTGGGTACGCTCGTCGCGACCATGATTCGCGACCCGAACCTGTCGCGCGACACGAAGAAACTGCTGAAGAAAGCCGATCCCACCCTGTCCTTCCCGGAGTTGGACACCGAAGATCAGCTCGAGCAGATCCGCAAGCAGTCCAAGGAAGAGTCCGAGAGTCTGCGCGCCGAGTTGGCTCGCCGCGATGCGCGCGAGGCTCTCCAGGAAGAGGCGACCAAGATCACCGAGGCCGGTCTCGACCCCGCCGTGGTCCGAAAGTACATGGCCGAGAACGGCATCATCAACGTCGACATCGTCATCGAGTTGTTCCAGGCGCGTCAGCAGTTGGCCGAGCCTTCATCCGAAGGGATGGTCGGTCCGCTGCGTGATCCGAACGTGTCGAAGGACGAAGTCGCCCAGATGTGGAAGGTGGGCCCGTCCGCTTGGCGCCAGCAGAAGGCAGCTGAGATCATCAACAAAGAATTCAGAGGACCCCGATTCGGTAATCGGGGCTGACGT